TGTGGCTATATTACCAGGTCGAACCAGAGTCAAGTTGATTCCCATTCGGCGATAGCGTAATTGCTTTACCGCTTCCTCTAGTGCAATTTTTTGTACACGATACGCATCCATATCAAGCCCGGGCAATGTGCTCACTGGACTTTGCGTCATTATTGTGCTTATGACTATGATGTGCTTACCGGTATTTTCCCAACGTCGAGCCATTTCAAATAACAATTCCGTTTGAGCATATCCTATTTGAGCATTGTTAACAAAAACATCGCATGGCTCAATTAACTCTGCAATTTTTGGGATTACTCTTATATTGTGCCCTTTGCGACGACTAAGTCGCAAAACTTCATGCCCTCGACTTTCATATTCGTTGCCCAATGCCTGTCCTATTCCGGCAGTACCACCTGTGATTGCTATTTTCATAATAGGTGCGTGGGCTCTTTGAAAAACATACCTTGTAATCCGATTCTAGGAAACACAGGGTCTTGGTAAAATCCAATGTCATGAGCCACTTGCCCATTCATAAATATGGGTTGATTTTTTGCGAAGTCGTGTCTACACACCTCGTTGAAGTCTCTGTATTCAAGTTGATAAACATCTCGATCCTTGCTGTTAGCGTCACCTTTGCGTGTCACCAGTGTGCTCACGTCAACTGTGGGATCTTTAGGTTCATAGAATCTAACTGATGTTCTGTCCATATTCATTATGGGCCAATTCAGTTTCCAATATACAGGCGGCTTGTCTAAATGTATGGGACAGCTGGACTCAGGATAGTCAGGAATGGATATGGTCCATGCTAAAGTAAAGTATGCGTCACGTAGTACCAGTCCTTGTAGTCGTAACCAATCCAGCAACTTGAGATTTTTACTAACAAAGTGTTTCATATCCTTGCCAAAGCGGTCGGGAAAATTGGCATATTGATATTCTTCAGACTTGGTCAACAGTGTGGTATATGACGTTACATAATCTTTGAGATCTTGATTGATTTCTTGGTAGTTGGGACAATCCGGCACAAGATAGTATTGATTCATAGCAACCCTCTCAATTGTTTTTGTTCTTGTATATATCTATTAATTGAGTCTTGGTCTTTGTTCTCTACTGCTAGTACTGTGGGAGTTTTCAAATACGCATACTCATGATCAATTTCGTGTTGTTTGGCAAATGCTATTATTTCAGATAACTGATGTTGATTTAACACACTGACTGTGGTCCACAAATTTAATCGTACGGGCATGGTACGGTATATCATTAAGTTTTTATAAAACTCATCCCATTTGATAGGCCAACGCACAAAGTCATGCACTTCGCCTATACCATCAAAACTGACTGTGACTGTGACATCTATTCCACGTTCCGCTAGTGGTAACAATTCAGTTAACACAGTACTACAGTTGGTATTGAGTCTGACACTTTGAATACTGGCGGGCAAGTTTGCCAATATGTGTCGATATTTTTTACTGTAACTGGGTTCCCCGCCATTTATATCCAAGTGCACCACACGATCCAATGGCAACTGCCAAAAGCGATCACTGTTATCCACTATGGGAAATTGTCGAGATCGTAGGCTACCAATCTTGGTGCTTAGATTCTCATTGCAAGTCATGCAGGCACTGTTGCATACATTGTCCAGCACACCACCTACTATCAAATAATCCTGTTGTGTTTGTTCTGCGTCGAATTTAATACTGTGTGTTCGTATACTGGTTCCGTTGATGCTTTCAGTTTGTTTGCAACGCTGACATTCTTTGGGCCATATGCCCTTGTGCATATATAACTTGACATTGCGAAGCCAAAGACTTGACTCCAATTCATCAAGGGAGTTGAACTCAGGGGCCGCAATCATATGCCCACATCTACTTACAGTGCCAGTAGGATTAAAGCGAACAAAATGGTCTAGTCTAGGGCAGTGCATATTTCTCTACTGCGTTGAATAATTTCTTCGTACAAGTATTGATGTTTTGTTTTAATATATCTTCCAATAGCTCTAAATGCCAAAGTCTGTCCCATAAGTTCTTCATAAAGAATTTTATCCAGTTGTAGATAGTAAGACAATTTACTATTTTGACTGAAACGATCTATTAGCATTTGATCACGAGTCAATGCATTCCAAACTTCGTGTGTCACACTGGATAATTCATTTATATGCCTGAAGTTTACGTGGGCATCTGTCATTCTAGACAAGTTTACAACCCAGTGAAATTGTAGATTAAAATGACTATTTAAAAATAAAAATTCACTAATAAATTTTAATGCGGTTTCTCTATCTAGGTCAGGATGGTATCTTAGATATGTTTGAACTCCACTGACATAACGCTCAAATGGATCACGAAGATAGATGTCAATTTTGTCTAATTTTTTTATTTCAAAATAGTTTAATTCTCTTATAGCAATCTTGCCAATGGTACTGCTGGCATTTTTGTATATGGGATAGACGTATTGATTTTCGGTAAGTTCATATACCTTCAGCTGGTCTGGAAACAGGATGGGATCAATATATGAAAACATAATCAAGGAGGCAGGGGACCGTAACCCCTGCCGACACAAGCATCTACTGTTTAAGTAGTTTTACGGTTTCTAATCATTGCCAAAATGTCTTCGGCACGTTGGCTGCTGGGTTTAGCTTCTGCTACAACCGGTGCAGTTGGGGTAGGAGTTTCATCTACATCAAATGGGGGTTCTTCATCGACTGTTGCTTTGTTAACAACGCTGAGTGCTGGCTTGGCCTGTGCAACTGGGGTTGCTGCTGGCAATGCATCTGCATCAACACCTGCTCCACCTTGGAAGCCACTTGGCTTGTAGTAGTTGCTCCAACGATCTGGATCGTATGGTTGTCCATCTACGCTGGCCTCAAACATTTCTTTAAGAACTTTGAGTTCGACTTCGCCCGGACGCTTGGGCAAAAAGTCTTGCAAGTTATACAAACCAAATTTTTCAACAGCTTCTGCTTCTTCGGCAGTCAGTGCAGTTTCTTTACGTGCCCATGTTGATGTATTGTAGTCTGCATATCCGCCTTTGCTGGTCTTTTTGATGTTGAAATCAAGTCCACCTGCATAGTCAGTTGGCAAGTTTTCCATGTCTGGATCCATCAATGCATTCTTGATCAAGTTAAAGATCTGTGGGCTAATAATAAATCTACGAATTGGGTTCTCTGGTGTTTTGTCGTCACCCGATGGATTATCACGAACAAAACCTTGGAACAAGTAACTGCGTTTTTTCCAGTACTTGCGACCCATTTCTTCTAAGTTGGGGTCTTTGAACCAAGGGCGAACTTCTGCAAGAATTGGACATGCCTCACCCCACATTTCAACGCAAGGTACTTGCACAACAACAGGCTTACTGTCTGCTTGGCCTTTGACGCCAGCAAATGGAAGTTTAATCATTGCACGTTCAACCCAAAAGAATGAGTTCTTAGTGTCTGCGTCGGGAAGGAATCTTACGCGAGCTGTTGTATTTTCTGGAATGTTCCAGTGTGCGTAAATGGCGTTGTCGCCTTGAGATTTACCACCGCTTTGGCCGCGGTTTTCGTTTGCTTGAAGCTTTGCTCTAATTTCTGCTAATGTCATTGCCATGATGTATTTCCTTTATAAATTAAGATGGTCTTTAAAATGTGCCTAAATGTATACAGCACTCCCGCAGTATACACTATTATTTATGCTTGTCAAAGAAAAAGGCACAAAATTATGTGCCTTTGAGTAAATTGATTGTTTATGGTATATTAACGTTTCAACCCAGCCAGCCTGCGTAAGAAACCCATGTCATCAGACTCGTTTACATTGGGTTCATCCATGCCAGTTGCACCATACTGATCAGTTGGGTTGGCTTGTTGTGGGCTCACTGGTGTTGCATAATTGGTTTGTGCATCATCTTGATCGTCTTTGCCAAATTCCACATCATCTAGCACTTCGGGCATGTGCGTATTCAACCAAACTTTGATGATTGCTCGTACATCAGCATCTGGACCTTGTCCACCAACACCTGCATAGTCCGCTATGGTATCTGTTAATTCATCTATGTGATATGTGGGCAATAATCTTTTTAGTTGTGATATGGCGTCAATACCATTGATGCCTGCTCGAACCGGTGCCCGCAACAACTTGTTCAGTGCTTGAATCTTATCATCGCTAGGCAACTCCTCTTCCATCACATAGTTGGCCCACTCATCTAGTTCCATGACAACTTGTCCGGCCGCTTCCATCTTCTGACGTTGGTATTCTCTGAACACAATGGGCAATGCATCTTCAAATCGGTCATCATAGACCTTTTTAACAAATCTCTCACGCAATGCTGCCACGTCAATTTCTTCTTCAACAGGAGTAGGCGGTGTATAGTTACACGCAAACTCATTATATTGTTTTGGACTACGTAATCTCTTCAGTGTGTTTTTTAAACGCTCATAGTGTTTGACTGCGGCCTGAGTCATCTCTGCTGTTTCTTGATCTTCAAACTCGCGTAGTCGGGTACCACGAACAAAATGTTTCATGGCATTCATTTCTGTGACCATGTCATCAATTGCTTCTGCAATGCCATCGTACACTGTGCCACCTTGGTTCAAGTGTTCAGCCATGGCATATGCCGCGTGTAGATTAGTGTGGCTCAACAAGAAACGCTCACCACGATCTGTTTCCAAGAAGATTTCTTCAATCTTTCTAGTACGTGCTCCACGCACCTCATCATTGATTCGGTCTCTGTGGCGTACCAGTATTCGGGTTTTGCCTGCTTCGGCCACACTGTTGTAGGGACGACCTGGTGTACCGTACAATCTGCTTTCAGTGATTTTAATCTCGTCAACATTGTATACATCATCTGTGCGGGCTTGCTGTTTGATATCTCTGACATCAAGATTGCTCTTGGTAATATCTCTGGTGTCAAACTTTAACAAATTTCTACGTGCAAATTGGCGTAGGTTCCGTAAAAACTGATACCATTCTTTACGCTGGCTTTCATCCATGTTTCTAGTGATGTTTTGACTAAAGTAAATTTTCAAACTTTCTTCATCAATCAAGCTAACTGTGATTTTACCAAAAGGAATTGGATCAGCTACGTCAGAATCTGCATCATTGGCCACTGCATTGCTGGAGTAGGTAAAGTTAAAAAATCGTGCTGTTTCAGGATTATCTGTGGCTTTGGCTTTTTCGTCGCCCAGGGTCACAGGAGCAAATCGTGAACGGATTTTATCAAATAATGCAGCGGATATGGATTCAATTTCTTTAGACATAGTAATATTTATGTGTTATATCAGTATAAAGGGCATAGGTTCAATGAAGTTATCGATGCTGTCACGTAGTTCTGCATCCATGCTTGCATCAAAGTTTTGCAATAACTGTATCATTCTAATGGCCAATATCATGGCCATGACCAAATCATCATGCTCTCCTATTTTTGCAGAATAACTTGATCCTCTGGCCACAAAGGACTTGAGCTCACTGATCAGTGGTTTGCTGGCAATGGCTATGCGTTTTGTTTCAACTAGACTTTTTAATTTTGAACATGCTGACAATTTATTTTTGTGACCAGTTGTAAAGCCTTTACGGTATCTAGT